CCCATCATCCACAGCCCGCGACCGGGGGGTGACCACTTCAGGTTGAACAGGCGGTCGAAGGCATCTTGTGCGGATCGGTGCGCCTTGCCGTCATGCCACGGCAAGCGGTTGGTCTTGCAGTGATCCTTCTGGATACTGAACATGCCGTTCACTACTCGCTCACAGACATCCACCCATGACTCTTTCGTGCCGTCCTCTTTCAGGCGCGAGTACGTTCTCAGGAACGTGATCTCACCGATGGAGTTACCAGCAACATCCTTGAACCCAAACGGGGACGGAAGGTCGCGGTAGGTGTCCACGAAATCGGTCGAGAGACGAAAAGAAAAAAGAGACACAGAAATGCCTTTCAGTAGTTTGGAAGTAAAGGGTTAAACGTCTGCCCAGTCATCACAGTCAGAGCACCACCAGTCCTGAATCTCGGCATCAAAGTCATAGGTGCGTTCTGAGCACCTGCGGCATGTTTTGAAGCGAGAGGGATTCATGGATACAGCCTGCATAACGTGGTCAAGCCTTCCCCAAAAATGTATCTTGCGTGTGACATACAGTAGACACCTTGGGGTCTGCTGTCAATAGGAGAACGAGACAGACCCGCTCCATAAGAAAAAACCACTGTTATCAACTCACAAAACTCTCACTCGTCAAACGCCTGCGCAATCAACGCCGTCGTCTGCTCACCATCAAAACCGCCCCCATCAATCTCCTTCAAAGCCTGCGCACGATCACCAAAAATAGAACTCAAAACACCCGCCCCACCCTGACGCTCAAACGTCATCCGAACAAACTCACGATTGTCTTCCATCTTCTTCAACTGCTCCACCAATTTGAACAAACGATCAATCTCTTGAGAAACATTCGGATCAGGGTAACCACCATTCAATTCCTCGCTAAACCGCGCAAAAGCCACCCTAGAGCCCTGCATCTCTACAACAGTGTTCAACAAAGCCTTCAACTGATCCTTCGTCTTAATCTCAATCGGAAGACCAAAAGCACACTCCGAGTTGTCCTTAAACGCAGGACAATTAGCAGCCACAAAACACGTATTACACTGCCGCAAAGAGGTGCTCGTTGAGCCTAAAATAGGGGCCTGTCGAATCGTCTCTGTGCCGTCCTCTGAGACCTCAACAATCTGGGTGGTCTCCACTGCCATTACGGGTAAATACTGCCTCTCAGAGGCCATTCTGGGCTCAGGAATACGGCTCTCAGGTTTCCGCACCTCGACACCACTGTTATCAACATCGCCGAACAACATTCCACCCAATCCCGTCATCAACATCTCACTGTTATCAACATCGGTCGGGGCATCCTCGGCAGTTTTGCCGCCGTCAATGATGTGAAAGTTATTCGGTGGGTTCTTTTTGTTCATAGAGTTCTCCAATTGTTGGTACGACCAGATGGCCAATCGAGTGACTTCCTTCGGATCATCTGCAACCACGGCCTCGTAGTCCAGACCAGCGCCCGTAATGAGCGCCCGGTACCTTCGACGAGACTGGTCCTTCATCGACTTGGGGTAGCGCACCAGACGGGTTCCGTCCCAGACGATGGTCTCCCCACGGCGCATCGGGCTCTGCCACGAACCTGTGCTGGCTGTAGCGAACTGAACCTGACGCAGGTTCTCAGGGCTGGCAATAGCGAGACCATGCCAGACCGTCCCGTGGGTAGACGTGAACGCCCGGGTGCGAGCGGCAAGGCTGGTCTCAGACTCTAAAGACTTGTGCGTTACGGCGATGTTAGAAAACTCTTGAGATAGTTCTACAAGATCAGAAAACCCTGCCCCAGAGTTCCAGACGGGCCAGAACTGATCACCGGCGTCTGACCAAAAACTGCGCTGCTCCTTGACCCAATCGTGGCCCAACTGGGGCGGATCAAACTCGATAAAGCCGGCCAACCGGTCTGCGTTGTCAACCACCCACTCTTGGTAGCCGATAGCAAACTCTTCTAATTCTCTTGCGCCAAAGTTCTTAGTCTCAGAAACACCCGGGTAGGCAATGACCACAGCACTGGGATCAAAGCGCTCGGCGACAAGCCACTTCTTGGTCTTGGGCATCCCGCGCTTAACCATCCGGGCGTAAGAGACACCCATATGAGTGACACCCATCGACTCCAGAACGGTCCTGTTGCTTCCGATCTCGGCGCCCGTATAAATAATCTTCACAGAGTCCTCTTATTCAAAGTTCAGACTCTCTTCTTTCTGCATCCGAACATCAGCCGCCTTCAGGGCCTGCTGCCGGGTGCGCTCTGCGACAAGGTCATTCCACTTACGAACACCTGCCGGAGCATCTGGCCGGTACTCGGGCCGGGAGTACTCGGGGCAGGCAAACAGTAAAGAAGTGATTCCACGGCGTAATCCCTCAGCAACATATGAAGGGTTTGCATCGATGTACAGAGCGATGCCGCCTTTTGATCGAGCAACCGACAACTGCCGAAACCTCACGTTCTCTTCAGGATCGACACAGACGGTGGAATCAATGAGGTCGTCGTAGTCAGCAAGGTTGTGCAGCATGAGCCAGACCTCCACCTGAGTGCGGTCCTCTTCGGTCGCAAGGACAACGCGGCCAAGTACCTGCATGGCGCGGTAAATGATGAGTCCGTCAGGGATAAGTTCGCCGGTATCGTTTCGTAGGACGCCATCTACAGATAGCAAAATGTTCATGATCTATCGCGGCGTCCTGTAGGTGGCAGCGCGGCGCACCAACGTCTCAGTGTCGGGCAGTTCCATGCCGTAAGTTTCAAAGTCGTCACGTTCCTTGGCCGACTTCGCGTAGTCTTTGAGCCGCTTCATGGCCTGAACAACTCCTGTGCGCTTTCCCGACTGCCAGCGGTAGTTTGTGAAGTCTGCGTACCCCATACCGGATGGGCTAAATCCTGCGCGGCGGCCCGCGTGAATCTCTTCGTAGAGTGCGCTCGCAGCATCAAGAGTGTTTTCAAAGTCACGCTCGGCGTTAACCCGGTGCGCAGGGTTTTGAGCGCCTCGGATCTGCTCTAGTGATTTTCCATACCTAGACACAATGTTGAGCCCACGCTGTCGGTCGGTCTCCACGCTGACATCCCATGACGGATGAACCCGCACCATTGGGTTAGGGCTGGGCTGAACAATCCATAAATCGCTGGTCACATCGTATGCGGCGTACGGGTTAATGAACTTGATGTCATCTGGTGCAGTGCCCACGCCAAGATTGATATAGACCGTGACCTCAAAGTTGCTTGCTCCAAAAGATACGCCATCAATGTCGGGGTACAACTCGCTGAACATATCTTTGTTGAGCATCTTGCCGATCTCGGCGTCCATGAGACCAGAGAACTCAGGGTTAGCGTGGCGAAACTGTACGTAGTCGACACCCATCATGATGTCGAGGTCTGCGGGGTCTCTGTCGGCTGCCCACTGGTAAGAAACTCCGCTGCCTGCAATCCACAACCGCGTCCACAACTCCGGGGCCATATATTTTTCTTCTAAGAATTCATATATTGTCTCTACAATCCACTCGCGTACCTGTGGCTTGAGGTGCGTTCCGTCAAAAATCCCGGGGTCAAGGCTTTTCTCCGGCTCAGAGAAATAAGAAGTACTGCTGGTAGTGACGCCAACAGGCTCGTACTCTTCGGGGTTGTATTTAGGGGACGACATAGTCTCTATGTTTCCTCAGAATCCTCTGCAAGTCGCGGCTTAATCACCTTGCGTTTGAGTGGCAGGTCCCCGTCGCCACTGGCTGGGGTCATAAACCCGCAGTCAGCATGAGCATTAGAAAACCTGTGGATCATGAGCCATACAGGGTCTTCTTCTTCGCTCTCGACCTGAAAAGAAGATTCACACGCGCCGCAATGCAGTTCGACATACATGCAGCCTCACTCGCTCTCAGTGCGCTTAGCCAGTGCCGCCGCGACCTTATCCGCGACAGGCTCTTCGGCACCTGTTAAAAGACTCTTAATATCGCGCATCTGCGTGATCCTGCCGACCTCACGGGCCAGTTGTGCGCTGTAGGTCTCCACGTCCATAGGAGTGGCTTCCCGAATAACGTTCAGTGCTGGCATCTTGTCGGTGTAGACGCCGAGTGTTCCCGTCGGGTTAACAACAACCATGAAAGCAGTCACGGCATCGATAGCGTCGGGCACAACTTCTTCTGACATTACAGATCTCCTCGCAGAGCGTTAATTTTTCCTTGAACAACTGAGTTGATGGGGCAGAATTGGCACAAGTAGTTTTTAGGACCCGGTGCTTTCGAGGGATCAACAAGTCCCAACTCTTTGCGGTCTGCCTTCGTGTTTGGCAGCAATCGCTTGGCAGGGGTGTTGTAGTCAGGACAGCCATCAGTTGGACGCAGGTGCGCGTTGTAGCACTTCAAAGCATCTTCTTGGAATGTATTGCGAGTTGCATAAAACTCGGGATCAAACTCGTCAAGACCGGCAGACCCGCCGCCTTTGATCTGTTCGATGATCTGTTTCTTGGCTGCAGGGCTTTCCCACGTCAGTTGCGGGATGCGAAACAGGTGGCCACGGTGGGGCTCTCCGCTGGGGAACTGGTGCGGTTCTACCGCAATCTGCAGAAGGTGATCATTTTCAGGAAGACCATCAAAGAGGGGAAGTTCATCAATGGTTTGACACACCAGACAGTAAAGGAGCCTGATGACAGGACCCGTATCGGTGGTCGGCGGGGTAATAAGATTCGACATGTATATGCTCCTTGTAATGCGTGGTACAACACAGCCTATGACCCCAGTCGGGGCCTGTCATGCTGAAGGCGTGCCTTAGCGAGTGTTTGTTACGCGAGCATCCTGTGGATACTCAGTGGTGGGGAATCCGTAGCCAAAGAATGGGTGCAGTGAGGCACGTTGCTTGGAGACGATCTCCTCGCCCTTGGCTGGGGCTGGGGTCGTGTCGGGGCGTGCCTTGCGGTACTTGCCGTCGGTGGCGCCCTCGCGAAGATCGGCGTTCATTGAGCGGTAATTGTTAACGGCCATTTGGTCCTCCCATAAGGTCATTTACTTGTCGGGCGTTCTTTTGAGTCTGGCAATCGGGGCACATGTTCCCGCCGTACATGGTGGTGACAGGGTTCATCAGCATCCCACAGCCTTGGCATGTGCCTGAGCCGTTGTAGATGGTCTGTAGAAGTGCCTGCTGGCTTTGCCCCGCCATCATTTCGATGGGGAGTGCGCCGTCGCCGTCATCCATTAGTTACCTGCCAAACTGTTTCGAGATGTGCCGGAGTATCCGGCGACACCACCGGAGAACCAAGACACGCGAGGGTCTGTGTACTTCCGGCCAACTTCAATAATGTCAAGAATGCCGGGGATAGTCCTGTCATAACCAAACCGCTCGGGAAAAGGATTGACCTGCGGGAATGGGTTCCTCACCATCTCGGCCAACTCTGCGCCCGGAATCACAGCAGCGTTAACAGCCTGCTGGGTAAGGCGCTCTTCATTGGAAGCAAAAGGTCCTAGGTATTGCCATCGAGGAACTAGCGGTTTAGGAGATACCTGCGGAACCCACGCATGCGTGCGGTCATACCGACCATCAGGAGTTTTAGCGTCCATGTTCCTTACCTGTCATACTAGAGTCACACTGAAGGAGTTCAAATGATTGAGTTAACCGAAGACGAATTTGCGACGGTTTACGAAGCGTTGCGATTGGTTACGCACACCTACACTGAAGAAGAAGTTCCGCACGTTGTCGCCATGGAGCGGATGGCGTGGAATGCTGTAGAGGCTGCTAAACATAGGGCTGACCAGACCGCCTGACTCCCACTTTTCGAGGCTTTCCCTGCTTGGTAGTCCCCGACCTTTCAAACTCTTTGCCGCCCTCCCAAGTGATCGCCTGCAGTTGGTAAGGCTTCAGGTTCGATCCCGTGGATTCATTAATAGAGGCTGCGGCACCACGGTAAGCGTTCTCAAAGTGCTCGTACCGCGTTGTACTCCCTGTGAGAGTTGCCGCGCTGGATATTCCTCGATCCATTGTCCAAGGCTGTAGACGGTTTACGGCGACATCGTGCGCCCTGCCATCAATAGTGACGTGCCTATCGTCAAGATTTATGTTGTGCGCAAACGAGTTTGTCTTAGGAGCAGTGCGACGATTCAAAACTTCGTCAACGTGCTCCCCCTCTAAAATTCTATGAGCCTTCGTTAAACCGACATCTGTTGCACGACTGATACTCATTCCGCTTAATGGAGAGCGGTCACCTCGATGGATGCTGTCCCAGTCCGAACGGCGAAGGCTGTGTAGTTCCCCCAAGGCCGAAATGTTGTGGTTTTCCCAGTCCATGTTGGGAGAAACCGCAGCGACAAGGCCAGAGCCTCCTAAAACTGAAGTCGAAGTGCCACGAACGCCTTTAGTCACAGCGTCATTGACCGATTCATACCAGTGTGTTCCCTGTGCCTTAGCCCTTGGAGAGGCCATGTGGTAAACGCTTTCAACATTTTGCACCATGCTGCGGAATTGTTGTGAAGAAGACGCATCAACATTTGGGAAATCAGATTTCTTCTGGGCCACAGTTGCCATTTACATCACGCCCATGCCGGTCGGAGTCGGGTTAATTGCTCGCGGCGGCGGGGACCCATTTCGGGTGCGACGTTGTTAGGCATGTCGACTTTGCCGTCGTTGACGAGGTGTGTGGGCTGGATCTTCAGAGAAGCCAGCACGGTCTTACGGCCCTTAAACTGATTTCCGATGCCGGTCTCGGCGCCCCACTCGGAAGGCCAGATGTAGTCGTTGGGGTCGATGCGCTCGCCCTTGTGGACTCCGCGCTGGTAAGACTTCTGGTTGACTCTGGTCTTGAGAGAGTCCAGAACGGCGTCTGAAATAGAGTTGGGCTTTCCCTTGTCATCCCGGCGGGAACGGATAGTTCCTAGGTAGCCGTCGGGGTACTCCGCGTGGGGAACACGGCCTGTGCCCATGCGGGCGTAGTCAAGATCTGATCGGGCAACGGGTACACCGCCGCCGCCAAAGTTGAATGAGCCATACATCCCGCCCGCGCCCATGGCGGACCAGTTCTGCTGAGGGTTAAGATTGTTGTACGGCATGTAGTAATGGTTGCAAACTCATGCTACAAATACAGCGCTTACTATTTGGGAGCGTTCCTTGCTGCCGACTCCCTATCGCGAGCATCTCGGACGGTCATAGCGTGCAAAGAGTTTGCAATATGACTCATCCGGGGATTAACACCCAGTTTTTCTGTCTCCCCGGTCTTCTCATTTTCTTGGGAAGATGTGATCTCAGGGAACTGATGTTGTGCAGGGTTGTGCGCGGTATACATGGCCAGTTGTGCGTTCGCCATCCCGTGTTGCAGAGCGTGCATCAGGCCAGCAGTTGACTTGCTGTATCTGTCAGAAACGTCAAGGTAGCGCTTGTCGCCGTCAGACCATGTCCCTTGGTAGGCACCTTCAGGAGCAGCGCTGTGGTTGGTAGGAACGGGCTCTTCATTGACAAGGTCTGCGTGGGCACGAACATCTTCAGGAGTGTGGTCATCGACTGTGGCCTCAAAAGATCCGCCATCGCGGACTCGGGTGTCGGGGTCGCGGGAGACGTAGTAACCGTGTGAAGGACCCTCTTTGAGAGTCTCCAAGTTTCTACTGCCGCCCTCTAGACCTGCAAACTGTGCATCGCTTATAATTGCCATGTAGCAAGTATCGCGTATAAATGATACATAAAAAGGGGTAAAAATGCCGACAGCATGGAGCGCAGGCGAGCACGACGTAAAGATGAACCTCAAAGGATTCTCAGGAACCCTGAACTGCAAGTGCGGGTGGGTGCGAGAGTTGAGCAGAGATGAGTTAATGACCAAAGGCGAGATCTGGCGCGACATAGCAGACGAGCACAAAGCAGAGTTCAACAAATGAGTTATGACCAGCCTTACGGTGGCGAGACAGATGATGGGTGGAAAGAACTTATTGAGGTGTGCCATCGGAAACTGAAGTACATCGATCCTGATTACAAGATTGTTCAGATCAAAGAGAAGTTTGGCGGTCTCAGGTACTACTTCTCTACCGACCTAGAGTTCGGCAGTATCGCCCACGAGATCATGGCTGACATTGTGTCCTCTGCCGAGAGGATGGCAGGCCGCACATGTGAGTCGTGTGGGACCTCCCGACACAGGGAGGACGTAGAGAATCGGTCTGTGCGAGGCTGGTACAAGACCTATTGTGCAAACTGTTTTTCAATCAAGACCGCGTAAGTTAGTACTTGAATTCTTGACCCGCGTAAAGCGCCCAGCCGTCTTGGATGTGTACGGTCTCAAGAGAGTACCGGGGATCATTGTCGCGGTAGCGCAAGATCAGCACGCCCTGCTGCCAGTCTTCGTAGTTCTTAATAGGCCGACCGTGTAAGTCCATAGCGCCCTTAACAGATGGAACCGCACCGTCAACACGGCACAGGCATCCCGGTGTCGCAGCGAACTGTCGCACCGCGCCATGTCGGTCCTGCTGGGTGGTGTGGTGGACCTCGATGCGGTGGATGTGTCCAAAGATAGTTGAGGTTCTGTCTCCACGGGAGTACGCGCTGGCTGTTGATCCTGATGATCGAACGATGGTTCCATGCACGCACTTGATCCAGTCGTTGAGCCAGAACTTTCGTGCAGGGTACCCGTCAAGCCAGTCGACCTTGAGGTCGTCTGTGCGCAGCAAGAAAGGGGCCGACAGTGTTGGCCAGTCAAAGGGAATAAGTGCTCGGGTCAACCCTGCCGATGCGGCATTAAAGCGCAACACGGTGTCGCTGATGCGCTTGTCGTGGTTACCTTCCAGAACAACAATCTGCGACTTGGGAACTGTGGCGCGTTGCTTGGCAAGAAATTCATGGCCAGCATCGATGGCGGCCTGTGTGGTCTGCTGCCACACAGGATGCTGGTCGTACTTACTGTGGGCCGGAAGGTCAAGGAAGTCGCCCAGATTGACCACAACGTCTACGCGGGAATCTGCAGCAACCGCAGCAAGAATTTGAGTGGCCACATCGATAGCGGCGACATCATGGAAAGGATCGAGAGGGTCAGGGGAGCCCTTGAGGTACCTGTAACCGAACTGAGGATCGGGGAGAATGACGGCAGTGTTCCAGCCCTTAAGAAATGCTGGTGCCTTCTTCGGAAGTTTCGCGGGATAAATGTTTACCTTTGAAGCCTTTGTAACAGGGTCAAACAGGGTGTTCACAGTTTTTTGTGTCATAGTGTGTGCTCCGTTGTAGTGTGCCAGTTACTTGTCCGGGTTATTTAGTTGTTATTCCTGATCAAACTTGTAGTTGCTCCCTGACGTTCTTTTACTGTAAGGCTGAGGAGACTCGCTGCCGCTGCGCTTGAGGCGCCACGCGGTCATCTTGTCGGCACTAGTCAGCATTCCCGCACCTATGGGAGACACGTCCGAAGGACCCCTGTACTCGGGATGAGCGGCACCGACCTGACTATCTTTGACAGTGTTCTCCTCAGGAGAATGCATCTGCATCGGCTTGCTCTGTTGAAACTGCACAGAAGCCATGTCTTTAGCCATCAGTAGCCCGCGTACGCCCCGTCGACACCGTCTGCCCATGAGCCAGAGCGGTTAATCGCTGAAGGAATGATGCGACCGTTTGCCTGAGTGGCTGTCGCGGCGGGATCAATTGTGGGGGGAACAACTGCTTTCACGCGGTAGGAAGCACCGCTGCGCTCGCTGCCCCATGCAACGTTTGGTCGGACCTGTAGCCCGGGAACGACGTAGGGGTCACCACTCTTGATGTTTCCTGTCTTAGGCACCAGTTCGCCACGCAGCGGTGGAACCGCGTTCGCGTTAGCAAAATCTGTGATGGTGGACATGCCCATAGGAATACGGGGGCTACCCACGCGTGCCATGCCAGCCAGCGCCTCTTCAGGCGTGGGAAGATTAACTCGGGGCGCCGCAGCGGCCAGAGAATCCATGTGACTTGACGGGGCACCTTCGCGCCGTCGAACTGCAGAACCAGAAGAACGCCAATTAGCCATGTAAGGCTCCTTTCCTACCATTACAACGGTAGAGAAACCTTGGCCTCGCGTCTGCACTAACTGACAGTTATTACAAACAGAATTGCGCTGATCTCTCCATCGCGGGATTCGATGCTGGTAAAACCGGGCTTGCAGACAAGGTCGTAGCCTCGGGGTGCCACGTAGCCACGGGCGATTGCGATGCCCTTGACGGCTTGGTTCACAGAGCCCGCGCCAACCGCCCGAAGACGAACTAACTTGTGCTCGTATATCGCGTGAGCGATGGCCGAGGCCACCGCTTGCGGGTTTGATCCGGCGCTTACTCGGAGGGGTTGGTCTTCCGATACGCCGACAATTGAATCGGTCATAGTCATACCTAGGGGTCCAGTGGGTGGTCGTTGGTACCACGGTATGGACAAAACACGTCCCTGACTGTCTAAAAATCATTCTGGTCTCGAAACTTAGGGTCTTCCAATTTTGTTAAAATATCCTTCTCGTACCCGGTAATGGCGACCTGACCCACTATCCGAGCAATCACGTAAGAGTCCGCCAAATTGTCATCCGTAAACTCAGCACCGTACTTTTTGTACACACTGAGAAGAACCTCGTTCTTTTTTGCGTTACCTCGATCCGTAGCAAACTTTTTTACCATCGTCGGGGGAACCCTCAAAGGAAACTGAGAAGGCCCTGAAAAGTTCTCGTAAAAAAACATCCGGGTGGTGCCATGCAACTCACCCAAAGCCACCGCACTATGGCTATGCACCACAGAGTCCTCAGTACCTACATCAACAATTTCAAAACCCTGAGAAGAAAACTCCGCCACGGTATCGCTAATAAAACGAGTAATGTCGTGCAAACGGGCAATCCCACGAAGTTGCGACTTAAACAGCCGCGACTCGTACGCAAGATCGTCTACCCCCAAAAGTGTCACGGCAAAGCCAGTCAGACTGGGGTCAAGTCCAACCACTACATGCTGGGGGCCTCCTGTACGAAGGCCACCCGACGCGACAATCCTTGGCACCTGTTTAGACACCGACAGAAACCAGATCTTCAACCTGCAGATCATGAATAGAAGACAGCAACTCTTGCGGAACCTCACGAGAAGTATTCGTCGGGTCCCACCCCGGAGTAGTCCCCAAAGACCAACCCACTTGCGCGGTAATCCAACCAATGACATCTACCTTACGGCACCAGTCATCAATGTCGGTGTACGCCAAAACCGTGACCCTGTCCAGCCGCCTGTCCCGCTCACGGATAACAAGGGGAGAACTTGGACTACGTACCCGACGAACCTCCAAATTAGGAAGCACATCAGGAAGATCCTTAAACTTGTAATGCTGGGAAGAATCCCACACCGAGGCCGTCCAATAACAACACGTCGCCTTAGCGACAGCCAACTCACACGCCGCCGCAGCCACAGACGCACGCAGGTTGTCTTCCATCCGCGACTTGTCGTAATAAGCCGCGTCAGCCTTGCCCGCGTTTGCGCTATTCCGACGAAGACCGACCTGATACGCCATCTCCAATTCCCATGTCTCTAACTTGATTTTCATCCGCGCCACCCCGCGATGACATCAAGAAGCAGGTACCCAGCAAGATCAATTGCAGGGTGCTCTCCGTCACCACCATTGGCCCCGAGGCCATTTCGTATGCGGTTCAATTTGTCATCCATCCGTACTGCCATCCTTTCGCGAGGGGTCATATTTCGAGCAAAAATGTCGAGAGGCTGGAGAGCAGAGTCTCCATACCTTCGGTTTTTCAGTAAGAGAAGGTGAGTTAACGCTATGCCGACCTCAGCAATTTCTTGCTGGGTTTTGTTGTCAGAGTCTTCGAGCGTCTGCTTGATGTCAAAGAGTGCGTCAAGGGGTGACCACAACTCGGGAAGACCTTCCCAGTTGGAGTAAGGGCGGCTCACGAGTAGGCCAGTTCACAAAGGTGTGACCGCCAGATCATTACTGGTCGAGACCCTTGGCGGCTTGAGCGAATGTAGTAACCCGTTGGGTCAAGATGTCCTTCGGAGACCATGAAGCGAAGCATTGGACCAAGCACGCGGGTGTCAACTCCTAAACTGTCAATGGCTCCCTTGGCTTCGCGCTTAGAAATTTCTTCCCAGACATCATCAATAATAAACTCACGATTCTTTTTACTTACTTTGATAATTGCTGAGAACACTTGTCGAAGCCAGCGCTCTTCTTTGACCGACCACGTCTTGGAGTGGCCACGTATAAATGCGTTAGATAACTGTGCGGGTGTAATCATTGCGTTCTCCCTAGGGCGCCCAGCGGTTAGATTTACGATTGTTAAACGATGTCCTCCGGGTAAGTTCCCGGCTGATGAGGTTGGAATCCCGGTCAAGGTTGTTCGATAGGGATTCAATTAGTTTTCGGTACGCGTAGGCGACCTCTAACTCTTCCTTAAGTGCAACGACTTGAGGATCTTGAGCGACTGCGGCTTTCGCGTAAGTCACTAACTTTTCTGCCTTACCGCTGTCTTTTCCTGCAAGCATTTTCATGCCTTCAAGTGATGAAATCCTTTTTTCTAAAGATCGCTCATCGACCTGAGCACAGGAAACCTGCACACCGACAAAGTCGGAGTAAGCGGTGTACTCGGAATAGAGAACCATGAGTTCTTCGTCACCAACAGAGGTCAGGTCTCTAGGTAATTCAGGAAGGTCGTACCCCGGCTTTTGTGGTTCCCGAATTCCTTGTGAAACGAGTGCGTCCATGGCCGTGCGGGACGCATTGTCCATACGAAGGTTCACGCGGGGACCTCGATTTCTTTGCATGACTTACAGCCGTCAGGTGACACATTGCAGGCCGGTGGTGTGTTCGATCGAACCGCGTACGCGATGTCGTACGCGTTGTCGAGCATGTCTTTGACGATGAAGGGATCGGCCTTGACGACGAACTCTTTGTATGACTGGTCTGCTTTGAGTTCGTACAGGAACACGATTTCCGATGGGGCGGATTCCAACTCTCCACGCTCTGCCATCCTGCGGGCAAGTTCCAAATACAACTGCCCTTGACGAATGTGTGTGGGGAATGGGCGCCGGACATCTCGCCACGCAGTAAACAGGTCATTTCCGCCCTTGAATAAAGAGGGCTGCTCCATACGCATTGTGCCTGACCCAACAGATTTGATCTCGATCATGAAGTCATCTTTGAGACCTTTGACCCAACCGTCAGAGTGTCCAGCGATCATCAGGTCAGGGTCTGTAAGCGGGACTTCCTTATAGGAAACCTGAGGATCTCCACACAGACTGCAACACTCGGGTGAGGTGTCCCAAAATCGGTTTCCACAGTCATGGCACTGCCACACGCCGTAAAGCCATCCACCTTCGCGAATCCACTCCTGCCACTTGTGGTGGATTGAGTGGCCCTCGTCAAAGATTGATTGCAGACGAAGTCCGGGCCGGTCTTCATTCTGAGTGACTCCGATAATACGAAAATATGAAGCCCGCATACAGAAGTCATTCTTAACCAGTTCAGACGGGTGGATAACGTCTTGACGTCGAGAGGTGTCTAGAGGTCGAGTAAGCAAGTGTCTTTCGATAGGACCGATAAGACGCGTCTCTGCCTTCTTAGTGTCAAGAAACTGCTTTAGTGAACCGCTTGGCTTTGTTCCCACCATCATGCTCCAATATGAACTGTTTGAGTGTCTTGGTTTTTGTGGACTTTTCCCATTTGCGTTGGAGGTGGCTGCGCTCGCGATGAGACATACCTCCCCAGATGCCATGGGTGTCTTCCATAGAAATGGCGTACCAAAGACACTGGTTTCGGACGGGGCATGGGGGATCGCCCTCGCCGGTTCCCCAGCAGATAGATTTTGCTTTGTCCGCAATGGGCTTGTAGAGACGACGGTCTCGGGGCGGATAAAAGATATCGGTATCGACGTCCATGCACTTGGCGTCGTACCGCCACGAATGGGCGGGTTCTTGCACTAGTCCTCCGAGTGGTAAGTAACGGCTGATGGCTCTTGTGCATCGGCAGGTGTGTACTTACGGCTTGGATACCGCTAGTGGCTGTATTACGAGGAGTGTAGCATGAGTATGCAGTAGACATTACAACGCCCCCTCACGAAGGGCTATGAAGTCGTTCTCGTCAATGACGACGTAGTCCCGTCCTTCGAGATGAAACGCTAGGACAGGCATTCGCCCATCCATAATTGCCTCAACCCGGATCTTGTCGAGAACGGCTGAGGTAAGACTGATGGATTTCTTGCTGGTGTACTTGTGTTCTATAAGGAGGTCGTCGGTGCGTACATCACCTTTGCGGCTCCAGAACGCGCCCGAGGCTGCAGTTCGTTGCCCGCCCATAACCTTTTCCAGTCTCTTCTCATGATGCTGAGACTGTTTCTGGCCCTCAGTCTTCATCGCCATCCACTGTGAGAGCGGCCAGTTCACGGGCCGCGCCAAATGCTATGGCGGAAGTTCCCTCAAAATGGCAATGAATCTTGCGAATTTTTGCAGCCAGATCCTTTCGGAGATCTGCTTCTAGGCAGACTTTTGGGATGCTGGTAAGGGTGTCTGGGTGTTCGTTCATAAACCGCTGAGTGAGAATCTCTTCGTACTCAAAGAGGGCGTTGATTGCTGTAGTTGCCAGCAACTGTGCGTCCTTCTCAGAAAGGTTGTGTTTATCCTTAATAACTTGTGCAACATATTTATCACCGTCTGTGACGATTGTGTGTTCCATGGGAGAACTGTACCTTTCATTGCAAGTATATGCAACACCCAGACACCCGCGTGTCGGACCTATTTATCAGGCTAATTGGTTACAGCGGCTCCCGGATATGTACCAGTGACGCTTTCCGTCACCGAACCGGAATGCTGTCCAGAAGGCGCGATCCTGCCAGTATCGGCTCCATTTATTAATGGATTTCCCGCGAAGATCACGGATCTCTTTGATCCGGTGGCCTCCTGATTTCTTTTCTTCAGGAATCATCAAATACGTTAAGGACACCCTCCAAGAACGATCCAAAAATTGGTACGCACCTCTCGCTGATGATGTTTTGTTTGCTGCCCTGTAATTGAATCGGGACTCCTGATACATGATGCACTCCCGGAAATCTTCATGTTCGGGTGAGTGCCATTCGCCTTTATACAGGCTTGGCTGGTAGCCCAACCAGCGGGCTTTCTTGTCTACGCTGCTGGGTTCCGCTATGGCGGAGGTTGTGCTGAGTAGCAGTCCTGCAATTAATGCTGTTATGAAAATAAGTTTCTTTTGCATGGTTCTCCAATGCTTGAGGGTCAGGTCAAGTCTTGGCAATAGGCGGCTCCTCTCATCTGTTGGCAGATTCGTAGTTCACGAGACCTCCAAGGGTCGAGGAGCATCAACAGTTGTGAGTGCGAGGTGCTCCAGTTCCTCGCGGAGATCGACCATTTCTCGGATGGCATTTACAACGGCGTCCATGCCGTTCCATTTGTCGTCCTTGAAGTAGTACCAAGCACCCTTGCGGGTGATGATCTCCTTGACCACGCATAAAGAGGCAATCTCTTTAGCGAAGTCATATTCCCCGGGCGCACACTCGCCACCGTCGTCGAAATACATATCAACGTAGGCAACTCGATGCGGCGGGGCAGACTTGTTTTTTAGCGTACGCATGCGAATTCGCTGTCCAATGCGCTTCTTATTTCCGCTGGGACCTATGTCTATCCAGTCGTCACGCTTCACCTCGGTGCGGGTGAAGTAGGCAAAATCTTTCCCAACACCTCCGGGTGTTGTACGGGGATCTCCGTGCATGACGCCGATCTTGAAGCGCCACTGGTTAATCATGATCCCAATAATTGGGCGTTCAGACTCGGTTAACGACCTCTGCATTGCGGCGCCAACCTTGCGGAAGAACTTATTAGTGAGTAAAGCGCCTCTACCAACGGTCATTTCGTCCATAGACTTGGCAACTTCAGGAGACGGCGTGAGTGCAGGTAAAGAGTCGATAACGATGCAATCGATGGCTTTAGACTCCGCGAAGGCTATGCAGGAGTCGTACGCCTCCTCCATCACTGTGGTTTCAATAACGATCACGCGCTCTGGATCGACTCCACACTTTTCAGCCCACGAGGGCACCCACGGCTCCGCAGCCACCCAAACGGCTGTCCACTCAGGATCACGGTGCTGGTTCTCTGCAATAGTTTTAAGCGCCAAGAAGGATTTTCCATGGCTTGGCTCACCTACCAGTTCGTGCCACTGGTTTGCGGGCCATCCACCGCCAAGAATGTAATCAAAAGTTACCGAGCCAGTTGGGACTCGACCACCATGCTGGGTGATTGAACTGGCAACAACAGCAACATTGCCTCCCATCTTTTTGTTCAGTGCTGCGATGACAGATTTAGCGTCAGGGTTAATCATGTGAGTCTCCTTTAAGTGGGCATTCCTTGCTGAGGTCTTCCTTGGGTGTATCCGCATGAGTAACAGCGTGGTGCGACTGCTGACCCACTGTTGGAGCGGGAAAAAAACAAGTTGCTGCCACAGGATGGGCAGTTGCTGGACTCCATGCGTGCAGCCTCCCCGCCAGACCACTGCATCGATGCCTCGGCAAAGTTTTCAGGAGTGACTTGAATCCCGGGTGCGCTCTGCGGAGTGGGTCGAGGTGCGGGTGGTATGCGCGGAGGGGCTGGGGCGTGTGACGGAGGTGTTGAGGATGACGGTGTAGACGTGTCAGACTTCATCTTGTTCGCCCACCATGACGCGTTACTCATACGGAGTCACCGCGCAAACTTGTACTCGATGATGCCAAGGTCTTCTAACTGAGTGACCGTGGCTATCGAGGACGTGTAAGACGCGTAACGAATAATTGTGAGCATGTCGTTAACCTCGTCCTCAGAAACCATATAGTCCTCGTTGTGTGAAAATGATGTCAAAATGAGGGCCGCTGTAGTTTTACTAAACTCTTCAATGATTGGGTTTAGAGCGGCAAGCGCTTTCAGTCGGGCGGTGGACTCCGCACTGTCTTCGTCTAAGACGTCCTCAGGGGCTGGGACTAGGTCCAGCATGTCTCGTATCAGGGTCGGATTGAGCAGGCGTGTGTCAAGTGCGTACTTATAAAGGTAGTCGTCGACGGATAAAATGTGACTGAATACGACTCTTGGTTGCTTCTTCCTGTTTCTAAACTTAAATTTCATTTTGCCTCTCCCCACTTGTCAACTATTTTTACGTCTGCTACTAGCGGAACTTGAAAGAGATTGACGCCCTCCATCGCTTGACGGATTTGCTCGGCTGTCTCTTCGGACTGTTCTTGGGGAGTGGTAGTTACCAACTCGTCATGGACTGTAAGAATGATTCGCGAAGTGTCGGGAACCATCTGGTGTGCCCTGACCATTGCTATTTTCATGACGTCGGCCGCGCTGCCTTGAATTAAGGTGTTGAACGCTTGGCGCTCGGCTTTGCTGACGAGCCACCGCTCTTTGCTGAGCAGATCAGGAAGATACCTGCGGCGTCCGGTGATAGTTCCGACGTAAGGAACGGGAGTCTTGCTCCGCGCTCTTCTAATAGTTAAGTGCTTAAGTTTAGAAATGTTCTTGAATTTATCTGAGAACTCTTCGAGCAGTTCGGTTGCTTCCCCGGTGGTGCAGCCGATCTGTCGTGCAATCTTGTCTGACCCGACACCGTAAGCGATAGACAAGACAAGAACCTTGCCAGCCTTGCGGTCAACTCCCATGGTCTCGCCGATGGCGGTATAAATATCTCCACCTGATCGGTAAGTCTCAAGCATTACGGGGTCTTTAGAAAACGATGCGATCATTCGTGGCTCGATCTGGCTGTAGTCGGCGACGACCAGTTGGTGACCCTCTGGAGCAACAAAAAGATTACGGATTAGTTTCCCGTACTCGGAGCCCGGTGCGGGTACGTTCTGTAGATTGGGGTTGCGGGATGAGAAACGTCCAGTGGCTGCGCCTATCTGGTTGAAGTCTGTGTGTAGGCGACCACGGTCTAGAAGTGGCTCTTTAACTTGCCGAGTAGATTTTCCGTTAGTAACCCTTGTAACGACGCCACCCATGTATGGAGTTACGTAGGTTGTGAGCAGTTTATTAAGGTCTGAGTATGCAAGGAGTGCGTCGACAAGTTGATCGTTGCCCTTGTAAATTTCTAGAGCATCCGCGCTGACGCTGTAGTCGGCGATAGAGAGAACTTCCCTGTTTTGCTTTTTCTGCTTGCCTCCAAGGGTGAGTGACTTGGGCTGGAGCCCTCGACCACCCTCCTTCTTAGAACCATATAAAAGTCTTTGCTTTGTTGCTGTGGAGTTGATGTTGAACTCTTCACCAGCGATACGGTAAATACGGCCTTTGGACTCTTCGATGTCCTTTTCCAAGCGAACCTTGAGGTCAGATAAGGACTCGGTGTCAAGAAGTGCTCCCGCAAGCCGCATCTCTGTGACTACTCGCAGCACCTGCATCTCTAAGTCAAATACTTTAGAGAGGTTGTCTTTTTCAATTCTTTCTTTAAGAACTTTCCACGCCGCGACAGTGGCCACCACGTCGAGATGCGCGTACTTGGCGACCTCATCGAAGGAGTAACGCTCGATCTCCGCGCCTACCCCTTTGACCATCTCGATACCTGCGTACTGCTTGGCAACGTCTTTAAGTCCGTATCCAAAAGACTTGGAAGAGTCGACCTGAAAGGCTGCGATCATGGTGTCGAAATATGGTTCAGAGGGGACACCGTCTAAGTACTTGGTAACCGATCCCAGATCGAAAGCCAGATTGTGACCAATCTTTAGGTGCTGGTCACTTTTGAAAAGATCTGAAAGGTGTGAAAAAACAAAAGTTCGGGTCAACTGTGTAGGAGGCTCAGAAAATATCTTCACTTCCTTCTTAACATCGGTGGAGTAGTCCTGTGGTCGAATAGCAAGACCCTTCTCGACTCTCTTTGCAGCCGACTCGCGCAATGGGAACTGGGACTCAACGAAGTCTCCGTTGGGGTGGCCCATGGGCACAACCCATGACTCCTCGCCGTCAGAGATTGCAATCCAAGTGACGTTATTTCTCCACGGGTCACCACGATGGTCTCCAAGAGTTTCTACGTCAAAACAGAAAGTATCTCCTCGGCGCAGTGTTTCCAGCATCTCAAAAAATGCTGCTTCGTCTGTTACGACGTTCACAAAATCTCCTCAAATTGGTTTGAAATGGAGGGCAGGACGCAGATCAGGGAAGGGGGGTCTGTCTGCGTCCTGCCGTCCTAGCAGGCGCTTGCGCTGTTTAGCGGCTGCTGATCTCACGCGCTACACGGGTCATCTCGTCACGGGGGGCGAATGAGATAACGGTGGGCGTAAGAGGTTCAAACCGAGAGACTGTGGATTCAATCTCGTTAGCGTCGGCGCTCCAATCTTCGGAGAGATCGCGAGGCTTTACGGGAAGTACTGTGTAGACAGTCTTGGGACCGCGTCCCTGTCGGGACATCGACCAGTAAATTCGATCAAGTGGGCCAGTCTTTGGGTCCTGATCAAAAGCAGCCAGTTGGCGGGTCAACGTGGGGCTGGTCAACAAGATGTCAACGGCGGGCTCTTCGGCCGAAAGGTTGACGATACTGAAGGCAGCCTTTGGTCGCGGAGTGTCACCAATTCCACACAGTGGGCACTCTTCTTCAAGACACACAAATGACTTACGACCGGGGCGTTCAATCCAGTGCTGGCGAAAAACAGCGAAGGGAGTTGCGTCAAGGAACTTGACTAACTGGGGCTCCTCATCAAAGCGAAATTCCGTATTGAACTTACGGTCTGTTGACGCGGTCTTAAGAGCGGCAGCCCAGCCCGACTGAACTGCAGACGTGTGACTAGCAACAACGTCTTCGCGATCCTCTTCGAATACTTCTTCGTCAACATCAAGATTCATGTCGACACCGTCTGCAATAAAGTCAGAGGGATTTGAGACTTTCCTTTGTGCAACTGGCATGTTTTCTCCTAGGCAGTGTGTGCATTTGCAGTGTTGTTTTCGAGAACGTTCTTCCACCGTTCGTAAAGAACAATGGTCAGGTCGTGGTGCTCCCTCCACTCGACGCGGGCAGATCCCAAAAGATTCCTTTTGTGGAACTCCTCAATCGTGACCTCAATAATTTCCCGCGAATAAACTCGCTTTCCCGGGACTTGCTTCCCCGAGGTATTGGTGTACCCCGGAAGTCTGTACGGAGCGGTGGGAATGTATGACTTTCGTTCCCACAGGCGGATAGTTACGGTTGTTTTTCCCAGAGCCAGCGCCATAGCACCGGGGTAGTAGAAATCTCGCTCTTCACCGTTCAGAAGTTTTTTTACACACTTCCCGCGCCAGTCCTGTTCACTTTTTGTAGTGGACTCCGGGGTAATGCGACGCTTGACCTTGCTACCGGGGTAGTAGGTATCGACAGAGGACAGGAACTCGTCAACTTCGTTCACTACTTGAGCACCAATGCGTAGGTCACCTTTGGTGGATAAATCCTGTCGACATCATCCTCGGTAAGTTTGTCGTCATAGAGCGCTTCCATAACGCGGTCCTCATTCACGACGCGTACAAGTTCGGTGCAGTCATCCCACAGACCGTGAGCAACCAGCACCTCTTCAGCGTTGTCGTCATTAACTGCTCTAGCCACGCGGCGCTGACGCTGCAACGACGCCACACCATCAAGAGGCTCATCAAACTCAAGCCACATGTGGCCTTGGTCATCTTCGTAGCCACCGTCGGTGACGACCTCAATAAGACGGTCACGAAGTTCCTTCTGGCGCTTGGCCAGTTTGTCCGTCTCTATCTTTAGATGCTTGTACTCACGCACCATCGCCTCTGTGCTGTCCATGGGCTCAGGTACTCGCCGAGTGTCTGAAACTTTTGCCATCTTGTTCTCCCTTGTGATGTAGCACGTACATTACACCCGTGAGACAGATCATGCAAGACCCGAATCCGCGTGTCGCGTTTATATGTTGTATAAGTTACAGCAGGGGTCTGACATTTAGGGCTGGTTTGCGGCCAAGAAACTGATCAGCGATCCTGCTGTCAGGTCAACCCCACCTCGGGTGTTGATCCCTTTGCCGTCTATGACGGCTGAGGCAACGGCGGACTTTTGGTTTAAGACTTCAAATTGACGTTCTTCTATGGACTCCGACATCAGTAGATCTTGAATAACGACCGATGGCCAGCGCGACGATGCACGCTTGATCCTGCCGTTGCGCTGTACAGAGAGCCCACTTGACCATGGAAGATCAAAGTTGATCAGCATGTTTGCCTGCGGTAAGTCAACTCCGTAACCACCCGCATCAGTAGAGACCAGCACACGGGTCTCTGGGTTTGTTTGAAACTGCACCTTCGCTGCTTCTTTTTCGACGGCGTTCATGGCGCCCGTGTAAACGACGCCGCCTGTCTGTTCTTGAATGAGGTCTGCCATTAGGACATATGAACAGAAGATCACTATCTTGTTGGCGTCATCGCTGGACAGGTGGTCAGCAACAAGCGAGGTAAGTGCTTCAAGTTTTGGTGACTTTGCCTTTGATACGGTATTCAGTATCTTCTTATCTTCTAGTAGTTCTGCAAGATATTTAGAACCTTCGGTGCCGTAGGGACTCCACAGGGCCGCACTTTTTGAAAGAAGTGCGGGGTGGTCGCAGAGCATACGCAATGCGGTGACCTTGCTCATGATGCTGCCACGAAGCGCGTCCTCAGGTCCTCCCGTTGCAGAACCGTAACCATAATGTGCATCGATGCTCCATCCAGATCCGAATGAGGCTTGGGCGTCACTAAGTTCTTCTGCAAGATCGTTAGAAATCCTGCGGTAAAGGATCGATGAGTTGCGGTCAAATGGAATAATTATTGGGTCTTTGTGGATAGTTTCTGGAAGGAACGGAGCCACATCGGGGTCTGACTGTGACTTGCGTACAGAGGCGGTCATCACTCGCTCATGCAGTTTGGGAAGATTCCGATAACGGTCAACTCCTCCAAACTTGTTTCGCACGATGAAGGTTGCATCGAATAGATCAAAACGTTGCCCAAGAACCAAGGGGTCGACACTTTGCAAAATTGAGTAGAGTTCTTCGGGTCTCCCGTTTTCAATAGGAGTTCCCGTCAGAGCAAATCTGATACCCACACTACGTGAAAGTTCTTTGACCTTCTTAGATCGCTTGGATCGAAATGACTTTATGGCGGTGGCCTCGTCCATAATCAGGGCGTCAAAATCGATGTTCTTGACAAGGTCCCAGTCGTTGACAACTTGCTCGTAGTTCATGATTACGTAGGAGTAGTCATCAGCGGTCACGTACTGGCTGACTCGCTGTCCTTTAGTCCCATCAATAACTAGAGCAGTTTCCGTAGAAAATTTCTCAATTTCTTTCTTCCACTGGTACTTGAGGCTCGATAAGCAAACGACCAGTACGGGTTTTTTCAGTATCTTTGCATCACGCAATTCCTCGACTGCGCAGATAGTGAGCACTGTCTTGCCCAGACCTAGGTCGTAGGCGACCAGAACTTTCCTGCGCTCGGTCATTTTGTCAACGGCTTCTTCTTGGTAAGGAAGTAGTGTTCCTGTGAAACTCATTGAAACTCCTCGTCAATTTCGGTGGCTCCGCGCAGCAACGAACCGCATGAGGCGCAGACCATTTCGGTGAAGTAGCCAGCAATGGTCTTGTCGTCTGCAAACCAGATAAGTGCGTGAAAAACTTGGTTGCCGCACACACAGACGGTGGTTGGACCCATGAACAGCAGGTCGCTTCCGTCAGGCTCTACGTAAAAGATTTCGTAGACGGGTTGGCTCATGCGACTCCACCGAGAGCGGCTTTTCCAAATGCGCGGGACTTTGCTGTTTCCAGACCGGCAAGTATTTCTTCTGCGGTCATGTCTCCGGGATCTTTGGCGTCAACGTCTGTGTAGTTGAAAAAGCGAACGCTACGCAAAACTCCTTGGGTGTTCTTAAGCAACTCAATACTGGATTTGCGGCCTGCCTCATCCTTGAATGGATTATCAAGCGCGAAGACGACCTCGTCTGCTGCGCTCATAAGTAGTAGTTGCAGTTTGGACACGATGGCTCCAAATGTCGCGACCGCTCCCGTCACACCGTCAGCGTGCAGGCGCACCGCATCGAGTGGCGACTCAACGACAACCATGCGTCCGCCTTGAAAGGCGTGGTAGCCAAACAGGGTTCCACTCTTCTTAACACCCAGCGGGTAGTTGCGGAACATGCGGTCCACTTCGGACTTCTCCTGCCACCCCAGCAGTGAGTCATCGTTGGGGTTTCTAATGGGCAGAATCCACGACTCAGATACGAAGTTCCACTTAACGCCGTAAAGGTCACACGCTTCGGGTGTGAGGTGTCTGCGCCGCAGTGCCCATTTAGGTGGTGCGGAGTATCTATAGATCTGTGACTCCGAGATGGTCTGTCGGTGACTCACAATGGGTTGTGGCCCGGGTATGCGTGCAATGCTGTCGGTAATGTCGGGCTTGACGGTGAGGGTTTTAGCCTCATCAAAACTGACACCCTTGAGGTCGGAAATCAGGGTGATGATGGAGCCCCTGTACCCGCAGGAGAAGCAAAGGAATAAGCCCGTGTCAAGGTTTATTGACCACGACGGGTGTGAGTCCATCTTTCCCGTACGCTGAAAGTGCATGGGGCATTCAGCGACGAACTCGTCACCCCGAGCGAACCCGGATATACCGAGCCCGCCAAGGGTAGACGAGACGTCGATGCTGGTCACCTGTTAGAACTCTGCAACCGAAACAAGTCAGTTTCAGCGGTCAAAAGGTTGATAGCGGGAAGGAGTGCGTCAGCAATGTCGCCCTCTCTGGAGAGCAAATGTGATGTCACAGCGTCAACGACAACGTCCGCCATCTGCAAGTAGTAACGTCGGTCTTCGATGATCGCGTGGTTCCACGGGATGGCCTGCTCATCAGATGTGTAGATAAGTTCGGCTATCTCTTCTATCAATGCACTCATTGGCATCCCTTCGGTAAGTGTAGTGCTGAATGGTAGTAAATGCTACACCTGTGGAACGCTTGGTGCAAAGCGGCTCGCCGTAATACATCCCGGACATTTGTTGGCGGAATCCTCGTCATGAAAACAGCCCGTGTCCCAGCGCCAGATCAGCACGGTGGAGTCGGGTCCGCAGTTACGCGAGGCCACAATCCGCAGTTCGCGGATCTCATCATCCTCGGGAACTTCTTGCAGACCAAGAATCACATCAGAGTCTTGGAAGAAACTGGACGAGTACCCGATGGAATCGGCAGAGACCTTGCCACCCTTCATCTTCCACAGAAGAGTCTGCGTGGATATGACGACCGGAATGTTGATCCTCTGCGCAAGTCTTTTCAGTGAGCGGGTGATGTTTGTGAGTGCCTGTGGAGTGTTTGATTCTCCACTCTGCTCGTCCTGCATCAGGTACACACCGTCAATAAACGCCACGTCAGGCTTGGTCTGGTCAATCTTTGCCGCCAAAGCGCTCACCGTTATGCCGTGCATGGCGTCACTGAGCGTAAACTTATTGCTCATCAACTCCATGTCGGTCAGCATGTCTCGATAACTGTCCAACTCCGGGGAGGTAAGTGATCCCCGACGCATCCGGTCATGGCTGACCTTGGACCGCATCGAATCATGGCGCACCTGCTGCTCAGTATTAGACATCTCAAAAGACTGAAACAAAACGTTATGGCCCGCCTCATGGATGTTGATAGCGGTCTGAAGCAGGATCTGAGACTTACCCGTCTTGGGAGGTGCGATAACGGTGACGAGTTGGCCACCCTGCAGACCTGCAGTGGCCTCATCGATCTTCTCATAACCTGTTGGTAAGCCTAAAAGATTACCTGCCGAAGATGCCAGATCCTCGTACAGGCTGAGCCGTGAAAGCGGATCACGCTCCAGTTGCATATCGGTGACACCCGGAACTCCTTCACGATGAATGTCTGTGACACCACGCTCAATAAGTACGAGAGCGGCCTCGTGATCATTGGTCGATGAAAGAACCTCAGCAGCACCTTGGATCGTGTCCTCGACCTTGACATAGCGCCTGTAGGCAATGAACTGGTCAAGAAGGTAGTCCAAAGAGTCCTCAACCTTGAGGATGGCAAAGTTGGGAAACTCAGCCTTAACACTCGTGGCGGTGGCGACCTCACCGTACCTGCCCCAGTGCTCAACCAGCCACTTAAAAACCTGACGAACATCAGGGTTAACAAACCAGTCAGGCTGAACACCAGTAGAAAGCAGTGGTGTGATGTTGCGGTCCCGAATGGCGCGAGATATTAAGCGAACCTCATTATCTGCCGCCATCAGAGTGAACGATCCAGATGACCCAAGCCGATCCCACGACCGCCATACCGTGCCTGATTCTCAGGGGTGTCCACCACGCCGATAACTTCTGGCCGATACGGCAGATCACTCAAAAGAGAGAACAGATCAGGATAGGTCGTGGAATAGTTCACAGGATTTGTCCCCAAGTTGTCGAGTTGTGTAAGCCGTTTATCTGCCTCGTCCTGACCCACACCAAAATTAATCAGTTCAATACGGATCGCAGAACGCTCAGTGTATCTCCAGATACGATTCAATGCTACACGGTCAAACCTGCGAATACTAGTAGTTCCCACCCTCACCCCTAACACCTTGCGCGGCTCATCTTGAGCCACGGTAATCGATTCATACGTCACAAGAATCCTTGGAGGAATCTCGTTAGAAATGTCACCCCTAATCAACTAAAGAACCTCAATCCTCCCGTAACGCACCACGAAGTCCCGAAACTTCTCGTTGGTTGTCATCACACCAGAGAGGTCATCACCCTGAGCGTTCTCATGCACCATCAACGGATAGTGACCGTTATTGCTCTCCAGACGCGCTATAACAAACTTGGTATGGCGACAGATGGATCGACCCTTATACGTCGGGCAATTACAGCGAGCCGATGCATCATCAAGGTTCATCTCAACCTCAAAAATAGCGGGCTGCTTGGGTGACAAAAACAACTGAACAGTGCGCCAATCGCTCACGTTAGTCCTCCTCATGGGTTACCTCCATGATGACGGCTATAAAAAAAATATCACTCGATAAGTTACCCAAAAAAGAATCCTTCGGCCGCGACTTAGACGTGACAATCGTGGGAAGGCCCTGATCAAAACGACGACCAATGAGAGCATCCAACGTCGAATCCACCCAGCCCGACTCCGTCCGGTGCTCGTCCCCGTAGCCCGACAAGATCAACAGGTCGTCGTCAAGGCGCGTGCGAAACTCACGCTCGCCCTCGGGACGCTCCGAGGCCAAGTAGTCGCTGCTCCGCAGGTAGAGCAGGGAACCAATAGACTCCCTGATCAACAAGTCCTGAGCCACCGCAGTGGCGACCGCCACGCCATGGCGTCCCACCAGCCAGAGACCTTTCCCACAAAACTCAAAGTTTCCCACCGCCCGAACAACGTCCCCAGCGGTCACATGCTCGGACCACTTCTCCACCAGACCCTGCGGTCGGGCACCTTCAAGTAGGGGTGCCACATGCGGGGAATCTGGCAGTAGTCCAAGGTATCGGGGGCCAATCTTGGATAATCGTAAGCGCGAGGTTGTTAGGCCCTTGTACTCCCTCACAGGGCCTCCATCTGGGCGTCCAGACTGGAGACCCAGTCGTCGGAAATCTCCTCGCGGGTGATCTCGCGGTAGTTCTGCTGCAAGAAATGCAGGAATCGTTTGTAGGCTGGCGGGGTCTCGGTCAGCGAGGTGACCGTCTCGATATCTTCAAAAAATCGATCCACGGCGGTTGCCATGTCTGTGACCGAGAGGCCGTGATCTTTGGACCACTTCTGGAGCACCACGGTCATGGTCGATCCGTCGGTTCCTCCGCCCAAGATGTCTGGGCGTGCGGTGGCCATCCTGTGGCGGAACTCCTTGACCACATGGGCGACCGACCACTGGTCTCGGGGCGTCAGTCGGTGGTATTTCAGGGCCGCACGGCGTTCGGCACGGGTCATCCGTTCACGGTGTGAACGCTTTTCGGTACGGCCAACACCTGCGAGGTTCTCTCCGTCGTCGGTTTCGTAGTAAATCGGCACTATTCGTGTTGTCCCTTTCTCGGGGGTACCCCGGGAGGTAGGAGAACCGTTAGGTTCTCCTAGCGACCCACTGTCACTTGTCGACATGTCGTCCTTGTATACGTACCCTTTTTGTCTCACTGGTGAGACTTTCTGTCTCATATCTGGGACTTCTTGTCTCACCTGTGGGACTCCTTGGTGTTCCTGCGGTACGGCGTAAACGCCGTTTATGGAGCGAATTAGGACGCCTTTGTCGACGATTCCTTGGATAAATCGGTGCGCGGTTGCCCGACTAACGGACATTGATGCGGCAACGTCTTCGATTCTGACGCGGATTACCCCCTCGCGTTCGTGCGTGAAAATAATGCATGCGGCCATGAACTCTTGGGGCGTGAGCCCCTTGTTGAGTAATTCATTCGCCGATGTCATGTATGTTCCGTTTCGTGTGTCGTATGGGTAGACTGCGTATGTTACACCTTGTTGGATAAATTGCGGAAGCGACGCGACCGAAACATCTCCTGCATCTCTGACCTGACCGTTTTAAGAACCTCCGCAGTCACCCGCGAGATCACCTCATCGATGTAAGGAACCGCGTCCACAACAAGTTCTTGGTACTCGTCTGCCATGTCTAAACTGGCTACACCTCGCGAGGCAAGGATCTGTAGATACTTGTACTGCTTGCCGCTGTCGTCCCAGCCCATTAAGACAAGGTCTCCAAGTTGGGCAAGGCTCACGCAGTACGAGTCCCTGTCCGCTACGGTTACAAGTTCGGACGCGTTCTCTAGAGTATCTTCATCAAGTTCTGCGTCAGTGACAATAGTTACTGGTATTCCTAAAGAAAACACCCACTCGGTGACGACCTCTGACGCAGGAAGTGAGACGACAACCTCACTAACAAGATCGGTTAACTCCGGGAATACCTCGGGCGAGCAATCGCTCGGTACGACAATAACTTTCATCGCCGACCTCGCAACGTTGCGGAAGATACTTTGGTCATCGAGTACAAGACCTGAATGGAGGTCAGCGCGATGAACGCACTGGCTGCCGCCCAGACTAGTAGTTGCGGAATCGTGACCGCGTCCGTCAGCAAAATCCACGTACTAACGCTCGACGATAGTATCGCGGTCGGGACCCTGTAGAACTGAATATCTATCCAGTAATCAATGATCGAAATTATGAGGGCTGTAGCAGCCGCTGCCAGTAGGAGATCCATACTTGGCACCTTATCTACTCTTCGTAGATTCCTCTCGGGATAAGTGACTGAACTTGTGGATCAGGGGAGTCCCAAAGCAGCACCCGAGCCCGAACTCCCACGGGCAGGTAATAGGGGAGGGTCTGCTTGAGCCGCCCCAACTTGATGGGTGCCTTGTTGTACAGAAGTGAATACGAGCCCGGGGTGCCATCTGACCAGCGACCATCTTGGTTATCAATATCGGACAGGTCACCTGAGAAGAAAGTTTGTATCCTGTCAGCCCGCTCCATCAGCACGTTGTCGATGTAGACCGTACCTGTTCCCTCAAATCGCAGTACCGCATACGTGGCACTTGAAGGGGATGTTAGCGCCGCTTCGATGCGAGACCACTCGGTCGATAAGTCATCAAACACGTATTCGGACACGGACACAACGGCGTCAGAGTAGTCGTACCACGTCACGACCATGGAGCAACTTCCCAACTCAGACAGCGCGTATGCCGAAAGGCTGTACGAGTAGTTTCCTACAACGGGGATGTCGTTGCTTTTAAATGCCCACGAAGTGCCCGTCGCTTTACCGGATTTGCTACCACTTACAGACTGTTCAGTTGAGGTGGCTAGAGATCCACTTTCGACAGTCCACGTCGTACCCGCTAACTCAAACGAGGGATCAAAGATCAGGTTAAGGCGATCCGGCTGACATACCACTGTCACCGTTGCAGGATCGCGGTACACGTACTCCACTTCGTAAGTACTGTAAACGAACGCGCCGTAAATTCCGTCCTCGCCGTACTTTGTGTTTGTTCTTCCCGTGAAAAAGTCTCCAAGACGGCTTGACTTCTCGACAAGAAATCCATCGACGTAGAAAGAGTCAGCGCTGGAAAAAGTTGTTGGTGTGTCAACGGAAAATTCAAGACGTGTCGAGTTAGTGGGTGCCGTTACTGTGTAAGAAAGGCGAGTCCACTCGTTAGCGTTCAGAGACGCCGAGTCAGCAGTACTTGTCGACAGCAGGGTAGCACCGTTGTACCACTTGAACGAAACAGTGGCCGTGGATGACTTGGTAGGCCGCGCATACACAGACCCCGTGAAGGTCTCGCCCTCAGATGCAGCAATGGTCCCCGTGTTAGTTATTCCAAGACTGCGAGGTGTCCCATCAGATGACGCGGCTCTAAAAGATGTACTTCCATAAAGGCTCACTGCACTGGACGACTCAAGAACCCTGCTTGCACTTGTCACAAGTTTGACAGAATCAATCTCAGGCTCCACAGGAGGGTAATTGAAAAGGTTTGCTCTAACTCGTACGGCCTCATTTGTGAAAGCCAACATATCGAGGTAGGCAACATCTCCAGTAGAGCCAGAAACGTTAATACGAAGCGCTGCGAATGCTGCGTTGTCTGGTGCGATCACAGGACCACCTGCAGATTCCCAACTAGTGGTCGTCAGCACACCCGACGGAGTAGAGACCGAGATCAGATCGCCCCGCACATCAAGCCAGTGAACAGACGGCTCGATAACGACATCGTCACCGTCAGACTTACACGGAACATCGAAGTAGTAAGACTCCCCAGCAGTTACCGGAATTGACAATAGTCTGTTGTAGTCGGCAGGAAGTTCAAGAACTGCAGAAGAATTTACAAGCGTGACCTTACCCACACCTAGCCGACTAAACGGGTACTCGTCTGTTTCTGTCGCTATCTCAGGACCTTGCATCCCGAGTTCCACTATCGGCTCAACCTCTAAAGAAACATCGCTGGGGTTGAAAGACCAGTTACCTGTCGAACTCTCAAATGAAGCATCATCAAGAGATAGAAAAAGATTTGTTGAATCCGTTACCACGGTCTGCCATCCTGTCAGGGCCTCTACGAACGTAGTGATGCCCCTGAGAGTTCCCTTATTTCTGTAGATGTACCCAGCCTCCCTGTAAAGACGAGCATTTGCAGCAACTCCGAGAATGTACTCGGAAGGCATGCCCACTCCCGTCACAAAAATCTCACTCAGGCGGCGCGTGACGTGTAGGTTTCTGTTCTCAGGAAGAATGAAATCCACCATGGAGGACAACTCGTCAAATGTGAGTCCAAAGGAATATAAAAACTTTTCAAGGTCTGACTCTTCGTCTTGAGTTGGAGAGAAAGGATTCCCGTCTTCCGACGAGTACATAGTTGGTAAGAAACTTATAAGTTTCTTTGTAGACTGCTTATTTGTCGGGATAACGACAGAGGTTGCCGCGTCTTTGAACCACGCGCCGTTGTCATCAAAACCAAACAACGTGTAGTAGGCAGTCCCCGCCTGTTGCGAGTAGGGCGCACTGAGTTCAGGCACCACCATTACTGCTGTCGCGTCTAATACAGTTGTCGTGGAGGCCGTGACAGTTCCTGACGAAACGGTAAAGCCGTCGGAAGGGTCTTGCGCCGCTCCCGTGTTTGACCGCACTAACACGTACTGGCTGCCCACTCGGGTAGGGGCCTCGATGCTAATTTCAACGGTTCCGTAATCAATAGCCTGAGCAAACAGGTAAGACTGAGTGATGACGGGGCCAAAATTGCCGTAGACGCTCCCGCCGTACTTGAATGTCTTGAAAGTTCCTGCCATCAGTTCTCCAGTGTTGTGTGTTCAGTTGTCCCTACCAAGAAAGCGTGTGACTACTCTTCTTTTCCCCACTTGCCTAAAGGGCACTCTGCGCCCGACAATCTTGTCTTAACCTTCATGAAACAGCCACACTTCTTACACGTCCATGTTGGTTTGAAAAGTTCAGGACATGCATTACAGATTGCGGCGCGAGCAAAGGCTTTTTCTTTATCTATGATCACTGGAGTCCTTCCAAATAGTTTGCCAACTCGTCTTCAAATTCCAACTGGTCTTGAGAATTTATGACGGTAGTTTGTTCGTTTGATACCAGACCTAACTCCTTAGACTGCTCTGTTAAGTCTGCAAGTACTTTCTGTTTGTCTCCCCACAATTCCTGTGGGCAGTAGGTGTCTGCCTTTGTTGTTTCGTCAAGCACTGGCTTTTCTGACACCGCGCAGGTCATGGTTGTTAGGTTGAGAAAAGGACATGATTTGCAGAGGCTAAGTCTTTCTTCTCTTTCCACTCGCCCTACGCGGTCACCCGGAAGGCAGCCGTCCCAAGGGTTATCATCAAGAAGTACGTGGGCAGCCTGTGGACCTTCGTGGGTACCTTCGATCCGTGTAGTCGTCACGTCATTGGACTCACTATGAACTGCCACTAAAAGTACCCATGGCCCGGGGATGAGGTCTACTTCGTGAATGTAAACAGTGACCCCGTGTTCTGTTCTAAGTAGCCGAAGTCCAGTGCAAAAGTCGTAAGTAGCAACAAGGTTGCCGTCCTCATCAAATACACACAAGGATGTTTGATCGTTTCTGATAACTGATTCTTTCGAGATGGTGTGCAAATAAATAATGCTCATGTCACGTTACCTTGTACCATTCTGTTGTGCTGTTGATGTAACCCGGTTCGTCAATAAGTTCATCGCATATTGGATCTCCGTAGCAAGTAGAACAGCAAGTTGAGCAATTCACCGTGATTGTTCCGCAGTAGTACGTGGGACAACCGCATTCTCCGTATCCTTGCCCAACGCCCGGAGGGCACGGGCTACCACTACACCCCCCACTGCAAGTGACGGAACACGGCTGGCACCCTACACAGCATTCATACGGGTTTTCTCGGCAACTGTAATTGTATTCTCGGCGTTCCATAAATGCAGGTGCAGACTGTGGCGCACCAGCGGCGTAACTGTAGGTAAGTGAGAATCTGGCATCGACACTTGTGAGTGAGTACCTGCGCTTACCATCAACCGTTGACACATTCGCGGTTCCGCCCCCTGATATCAAGGTAGGTGTGTACACACCGGTATCAGCAGTGTTGGTTACCTCGAACACTCCTGTTGAAATATACGCAATGACTGGTGCGGGCGCTGATCCTAAAGTGGACGTTCTCCACGCGCCGCCAACTTTTACCGAGGACGACGCTACCGTCCTCCACACCCCGCCTACTTTGACGGCTGCTGAGGCGGGGGTCTTCCACACCCCACCGACCTTTACTCCAGACATTAGACGTACTTGATCCAGAGATCACCATCGGCGCCGCCAGATGGGTCGGCGGTAGAGATCGTAATTTGACGTGCTCCCTTAGAGCCGGTCGCGGTAGGTGACACGACGGTTGTGGTACCTGTGAACGTAGGGCTTGCGATTGGCGCTTTAGCGTTCAACTGGGTCTGAATAGCACTGGTAACACCGTCGATATAGCCAAGTTCAGTTGACGATACGACCCCGATAGATGTCGCTGTTGGTAGGGCGACGGTTCCAGTAAAGGTAGGGCTAGCGCTGGGTGCCTTGGTGTTGATCTGGGTCTGGAGGGAACTGGTGACCCCGTCGAGGTACCCAAGTTCAGTTGACGATACCGAACCTATTGATGTTGTTGAAGGAAGTGTGATCGTCCCTGTGAAGGTCGCCCCCGCGCTAGGTGCTTTAGCAGCAAGGTCACTGGTAAGACCCGTAACTGCCGACTGAGCAACTGTCATCGTGTTGTTTGCCGAGTTTATGATCTTGTTGGTCAAAGTCTGAGAGTCTGTAGTTCCCACGACGGTGCCGGAAACCGCAGAGATTGTCGTGTTGGCTGACTTAACACCCGCTTCGATGTTAGACAACCGGCTGGAGAGGTTCGTGTATGCAGTGGGGTTCGAGTATGTTCCTGACCACGTCGAGGAGAGCAGAGTGGTTCCAAGAGCAATCTGGACGGCGGTAACCTCGTCCTGAAGCAGGTTGACATGGCTGGCCATGACGGTATCAACAAGGTCCACCTTGGTCGTGAAAACCCGAACAGAACCCGGAAAAATTGCAGGCATAGGCACCTTCCTTACGTCGTCTTAATTGTGGCTCGTCCACGCGTCGAGGTCTGGGTTAAATCAACCTTTATGTTGGACCTACAGACCTTCCAGAGCAGCGACCCGAGCAGCCAACTCTGAGATCTGCTGTAGTAGGGCGTATCCGTCATTGATCTTGGTCATACCCATCCAGACAGGGAAGTCCTTGTCGCCATTTTCGTAGGTGACCCAAACCTGCTCACCCGCGTCAGGGACAACTATGTACCCAGAACTGACAATTGGCCAGATCCAGTCGGTAATAGCGTTGCCGCTCATGGCAGGGATCATGACTTTAATCCTGCCTAGGGAACTAGGGTCCCTGTTGTCGGCAACAATCGCCCTGTAAATCAAGCCCCGAGACCTCCTGTGACGGTTAACGTGAGGCCGTCGTCAAGAAGAATAAAGATCTCATCGGGATCGGCCGTTAGCGTTCCTGAACTTCCCACGTCTGAGTCTCTTTTAAGAACCGTGACAGACACCCCTCGGGTGACTCCTAGAGAGGCGACCGCAGAAACAATGTCTGAGGTGACTATTGATGCTCCGAAAGGAATTCTTGCGTAATCAAACTGTTCAAAAAGTGTCTGCTTGATGATACGGAAGGTGTCGACCTGACGCAAAGAGTCAATGGACTCCACTTCAACGGAGATCTCAAGTGGCGTGTACACAGGGCTGGATACCGTCAATGACGAACCCGCGAGAGATGCCAAGCCCACTGTCTCAGAGACTTCGCTTATCAGGCCAGTCATTTCTGTGGTTTCATCCCAAGTGGACGTGGCCTCGTTGTACTCAAATCCGGGGCGCTGCTCTGCCGATCCAGTATTTCGGTACGGAGCCACCGCAAGTAAGACTGTGTTTGCAATCTCAGCCTGCGCACTTGCTTTCCCACAAGTCGATAGGGACAGTGCAATGTTCTGATAGTCCTCAAGAGTGACCGCTCGTGTTGCAGTTCTGTAGGCTTGTCGAGCGTTATACCGAATGGATTCTGTGTCTTCAGGGTCTGTACCTCCTGTGGCCGCAGCGTCGTTTGTGACACTGAGCGAGCCAATAAGAACAGCAAGCCCTGACGATTCCACCCCGGGGATCGCAGTGATTTCACGGATAGTTCCGCTCGGGACGTTTCCGTAGATTCCGTCGACAACCCTGTAAGACGCGTATATGTAGTGACCGGATGACGGAACAAGACCCGACACACCATCGCCAAATTCAACGTAGGTCACTTCTGATCCTGTGTCTCTAACGGTGTACACGCGTGAGAGCGGTGAGTAATCGTAGAGGTGGTCAACGCGCCTCCACGGAATGTAGTTGACCCCGTCGTACACGTACACTTGTACGGAGTTTGCTAGAACGTTAGATTCAGGGACCTCAAAGATTTGACCGGATGACCCGTAGGAGATACCAAGAGCCTCACCGTACCCAAGTTCGCCTCCCTGTGTGACCCCTTGAACGGCAGAGACTGTGCCGGTGCTTTCAGAAGCGATAGTTAGTTCTTCGTCGGTCTCAAATGGAATAGATAGAGTGAGGTCATTGACGGAAACACGCGCCGACACCACTGTTTTTGCAGGAATAGAGATGGGCAGCGTGGACGTATTAACAAAGGTCACGTCAACCGTGGCGGGGGAGTACCCCGCAAATGAGTACCCAAAATCTCTGGCCAGTGCAATGACGTTGGAACGCTTGCGAGCGGTGGAAAGAGAAGACTCATTGGCCGCACGGTCGATGTAGTACGACATAAGGTCGCCCATGAATGCAAACGCCTCAACAAGCGCCAACCCAAAATCTGTGGGGTCATCACCTGCCCACTCAGGTATTTTTGCTTGAACCCGAGAGACCATGTCGTCCCGCAGGGACTGGTAATCCCTTGACGTGTAGTCAACTTGTATTGGTAAAGCAGTGTCAGCCATAAAAGTACCTATCAGATCGAAACGGTGTACGTCGTTGAATTTGTTTCTTCAAACTTGGGGATACGGTAGATAACGTTCAAGGACACAGTTCCAAACTCTGTCTCTTCAAGTTCTGTCCTGACGAAATCAACTTCGGGAAGCCATGCCAAGAACGCGGCCTGAATCTGACCGTCAGCAAAGCCCGGAGCATCAAGTGCAATATCAAACAAGTTGTTTGGCAGTGAGCACCCGAAATCATTGCGCATCACCCTCTCGCCAAGGGCCGTAGACACTACGGTTCTGACTTTGTCCGCCCATATTTTTTGCAGGTCCGTTGAGGTAGCAACGTTGCCGAAACTATCGAGTCGGAAAGGTAGGCTAATGGCTTTCATAAGGTCATTCTCCGCAATTCAATGGCTATTTGTGGTCTTAACTATGTACCCAACGTCCCGTGAGGCTCTCTTTTTTGGATGTTCCCACGACGAATCCTGTCCGAACAGCCTGCAGCCTCGTCTTGGTCACCTCGTTGCTGCTAAAGCCCTCGACAAGGTCGGTCTCGTAGTTGCGGGTTGCCTGTCTGCGGCTACGAGGTGTGTACCGAACGCCGTTGACCGAGTCAGTCGACACTACGAGGTCGCATGTGTAGGTCGGGTCGATTCCCCTGCTAATCCTGTGCGTAACTTCTTTTACCAGCCAGTACCCGCCAAGAGAGCGGTCTTTCAAGGCCAACTCCACCGTACGGTACGGGCTAAACAGGGAATTTCCCGACGCTTGTACCCGAGCATCGATAGCCATGAGGCCACTTTCCGAGGCTCCCTTGGCCAGTAACTCGGCCTCTTGCCTGCTGTGGGCAACAGATTTTGACCCCATAAACCTGTCGTACTTTGACCTACTGGATTTATTACGGTAAATCACCGACTCGGGAGCCTTTCGGATAAACTCTACTTCACTGGTCTCGGGCGACACCGAAACAAAGACCGCAGGATCAGATAGCCGGTCCTCGTCGTCTGAGGTGTCTCCCACCCACGTATCTACATGCTCGACAGTTGGGACAGGGTACTGATACGTGTTATCCCACGCGTAATCACTGAGAAGTGGGGCCCTACTAACACTTGCTCTGGCGTAGTCAGAAAGTGGCATGAAGAACATGGTTGTTCCCTCGACACGCAGAATGTACCCAGACCTCTTGGCAAGTTTATTAAGAAACTCCCAATATGTCTCTCCCGTTTGGCTCACCGTAGCCCTGCGCAATCCGTGTTGCTTAGTAATAACTCTAAAACCAAACCGCTCACCGATGTCAGTAACAATCTCAGCCGCAGTTCTATTCGTATAAGTTTTCTGAGAAGTTTCTCTCAAGGAACGTGAAGCAGCGACACACACCACGTCTCTCTCGTATCTGTTGTCTTCAGTAGACACCAGTCGAACATGCGTCACGTACCCAAAGAAGTACCCCCGGTCGTCCCTATTATTAGAAGACCAGAAGATGATCTTTATAGGGGTCCCTGAACTCAACTTGTTAAACCAGTCCAGATGCTTGGACGCAATTCGGACGACGGCCGTATCGTGCTCACCAATTTTTTGATGAACGTCTAGTCTTTTGTACGTGACAGTATTTTTTTCAAAAGGGGTTAAGGGAAACGTTGCCCCAAAACCACCAACCAAGTGTTTCTTAACTGGTTTAGGAGCGCTTCCAGATCTTGAGAGAGTAGTGCTCACGGAAACACCACAGTTGTTCCCGCAGTTATGGACATAGGGTCAAGAATCTCAGGGTTTTCGTCAAGAAAGACCCACCATCGGTCAGGCTTACCAAATAGACGGGAACCTACCCTGTCCACACGCACACCTTCTCGCCACTTGGTGCTCGTTTTCACTCGGTAGTCTGAAGGTACGTAAGGATTGACGCGCATTACTGTCGGTCGAGTTGTCTGTGTGCGACCGTCTAAGTAGTAAGTGACTGGCTGGTTCGCATACCTGCTGGATGTACTTATCATCTGTACCCAAACCTTCTTTCTGCCGCTCCTGTCGTCGGCTGAAACTCAGAACTCTTGTCGGGCTTGTCTGTATCCCAACCAATGACGTCGGGAATTCTTTCAAATCCCAGAGAGACCTCGGTGTAGGTAGGGATCATGTCGGGCGTGAACATTATGTGCGTGTACGAGACAGAGGCGACACGTACTCTGTAAATCATTGTCTTACTTAAGTAGAGCATCAACGGGACACTAAATGCAAGACCAACATCTGCGGTAAAACCTCTGTAGGTTGTCTTCCATTGACGCCCAAGCATTGTCCTGAACAGGTAGTCAAGGTCATACATGGTGCCCTGCTTGGCTATTGAAGAGATATCAAGTAGGTCAACTCTAGAGTTAACGCCCGCGACGTCTTTAATAGATATTGGAAGTTGCTGCGCCCCAACCGAACCGTAAGTGCTTCCAATAATCGTTTGATCTCCAGCCCGGAGCCTACTGAGGACGGACTGCACAACACCCATATCGTCCACGCGGCTAATAGGAAAAGACATTCCGATTGAGGCACCCGTGCTAGATATTCCAGACGGAAGTGCTGTTGATTGGCCAGAAAAAATATACGACGTGTTTACCCCTCGGATGAGACCCGTCTCAAACGAGAGAGTCACAGGGTTGTACATAAACCTAAAGCCATACTTCTTTCCATCAGGAAATAGATTGTTTATGGTTGCTGCATTAGGTTTGGGGCCAGTGGATGTAGTGCCGGAGGATGTCTCTTGGGTGCTTTGGTTTCTTCTTTGTATTTCTTCTGCTGCGGCACGGCCCCCCGTTACCAAATAATTTTTACGCTCCTCTTCGTCCACCCCGGTAGCACCCTCACCCTCCACGTATTCGTCATCTTCATTTTCAGTCCAGTCTTCAGGAAAAGAGGTGTCTGGAATTATGAAGCCTTTTCGGTTCAAGACTTGCGACCTGCTCATTTTAAGAAGTTCATATGTCTTAGGGTCGTTCATATTGGGGCGTCCCTCACGGTCCCAGACAACATCGTGACCGGGCATGGTTTCTGCGTCGGCGCTAATAAGTGCGGGCGCGTTAAACTCGATTGTGTATGAGACTGGCTTACTCGTTTTAGGTAATGGTTCTGGAGCCATCTTTACGCACCTGTCCTGTTCCTGATGTACCGCTCCGTAGTTCTATCCCCCGGAAATTCATACAGATAGGTTTCGTAGTTAGTGGGTTGAACCCACACTCTTGAAGAGAGCGAAGCCAAAAGTCTCGTGTACAGAACGTCTTTTGGCTGTTGAGAGTACGTCGTTGCAGAACTAGGCAGCAAAGGGCGTGATCCAAAACTCACAATGTCGGAAGTGTTCATGACCTACCTACTCTTGAGACTCTCTCTTTACTCTCTAAAAGTGCAATGACCTTGTTAGCAAAGCGCTCTGCCTCATCATCAGAGGCACGCTCTATGTTCAAGTTCACCGTCACGGGCTGCTTTGATCCCCCACCGTTCAAGGCTTCCCGGAGCGCGTCACGAAAATCCTGAGCAACAGCCGCAGGGAAAATCATCTCGCCTTGATGCACGTTGACAGCACCGTCTCGGGATACTGTCTCCATTCCGTGTGAAGCACTTTGCGCTCGTGTCTCGTACTCCTTGTAGTAGGTAGCCGCTTTCCCGTACTGGGGGCTTACCCATGATGCCCAGTTTTTGCCCTTTTGCGACATATACGCCGCAGCACGGGCATTGATCATCGGGTCAAAGAGGTCTTCTTTTGCTTGATACCCGGGAACGTACTGTTGAAACTTCCTGCTGCGTTCCGCTTCGAGGTTGCCCAGCATGTTGATTTGAAATATGCCATATGAATCATCGGGCGGAACTTTATTGTGCGATGTCGGGTTTCCACCGGATTCCCGCATAGCAATAGCCCACGCCTCCCGATGTCGTTCTCCGACAAAGCCTGCAGCGGTAAGCCAACTGCTGAGGCTTCCTGATGGTTTCTTACCTGAGTAAGGAGCGCCCCCATTGCCGTCAGTGGATGGGCCTCCGGGGGTATCTGCCGCTCTAGTGTCGTTGACTTTTGGAGATCCCGCTCCAAGACCTTCAAACACAGATACAAGATTGGTTGTGAGCACACTTGCATTTGTGGCAAGACTTCCCGTATTGATACTTGAGGTTGTGAACGAGCCCATGCTCGGGGTCGATGATCCAAATCCAGACAGACTGGTTGAGGACACTGTTGAGAACTGATTGGCGTACTGAACCTTGGCTCCGATACCAGAAGACGGAAGTATTGCCGAACTCTTTTCAGGCGCTGCCAGCAAGTTCTGCACAGGCTTGTCTGAAGAGGTTGAGCCCCCAATATCAACGCCACTGGGTGACTCTGTAATACCCGAAATTCGTCGAGCGCCTACGTATCGGCTTGAGTACCAACTGCTAATAGGGCCTCTGACGGTTCCATCGTCAGGATTTGCCGCGTGGACGTGCTCATTGTTTCCAGCGTAAATTGAGACGTGACCTGTCTTTTTTTCGTCATGAGTTTTCCACAGCAGTAGGTCCCCGGGCTGCCAGTCGTCTCTGTCAACTGGTGTTCCTATATTTAAGTAGGAGTCTGAGTAACCGGGGACAGACTTGCCAAACTGCTTGTACACGTATTGCGTAAATGTTGAGCAGTCCCAACCGTTTTCAGGGTTAGGAGGTCCTTTTCTGTTTTCAGGTTTTACGTACGGGGTGCCGACAAATTGACTGGCAAACGCGACAATTTGCTCCCCCTGCAGTCCACCTTTGCTGAACGATTTTGAAGGGCTGGCAAAACCAGAACCAAAGTCGTGACCCATGGAGTTTATTTTGTTTAGCGTATCAACGCCGACTGTCTGTACGGCTCTGGCATTTACGACGTACTCACCAGCGCTGACGTTGGCGCTGATGTTGTCTTGTGTAGATCCGCCGTTGCCTTTGATCGGTCCCCCGTCAGCAAACCCGGGAATGAGAAAACCGACGCCGCCGCCTATGATTCCAGATAAAATAGGGCCTAGAGTGTTGCCACCCGTCGCGGTCTGCGTGACTCCTTTGAGCGCCAGACCGAAGTCACTAACAACTCCGGTGACGTCGATGAACTGTGATACCAGCGAGGAGGTCACCTGTTCTGCGTTGGTACCTGCAACGAACCCACTGAGAAGTCCCTCGCTGGAGTCCATGACCATGGTTCCGTAGTTTGTGTTGATGTCACCCGTTGCTGCCATGGGTGAAGAATTTTCGTTAAGGCCGTACTTCTTGGCCAACTCTGTAGCGCTATTTTTTCCTTCTTTGAGTCCTAGTCGAATTCCTTTGCGGCCACCTTCTTTGACTTTTAACCTAAGAAATTGGATTGCCTGCGCGTAGAGTGCGGGCTGCTGTCCGTACAGTTCATTAAGGTCCGCCCCTACGAAACCCATGGCTATGTCTCGGTCTAGTTGCGCCTCTGTGACGTTGTTGTCGGGGTACCAACGGCTCCACAACTGGTCCATAACCGCGCCGACATCTTTGAGGTTACCTTTTGAGTCGACGGTAGAGATACCGATTCCTAGTAACTTGTCCGATATTCCTGTAGAGCCTTGGTAAAGGGCCATTGATCCCTGAACGGAAGCGACGTTGTTCATCCCTGTCATCTGGTACATAAATCCAGCAGTCGTGAGCATTTCATCTTGGGTCTTACCCATGTTCATGGTGAAACTGCTGGCCGTCATGGCCGCAGACGCTGCTACAGGATCAAATGTTCCAGAAGATCCACTGTTTATCCCTTGAAGAATTCTCTGGTTGGTTGCTTTGTTTTGGTAGGGACCCGCTGTCGAGTACGCCGTCTGGAACAGCATGGACTGGTTAGTGACGGCGTCCTGCGTACTTGGAGTTCCGTTCCATGCAGCGGCTCCGACGCCAGCCGCAATCTTGAGGCCGCCAAACGAATTTCCCCCGTGGGCTGGTCCATTACTTGATGGGACAAGTCCGCCGCCTCGACCGCCCCCGTAGTTGCCCCCGCCTGTTGTGGCGACTGTGTTCCCACCCCCACCTGAACGTACAACGTCGGTGCTCTGGCCACCAAAAGTAGCCACTGCTTTTCCGAACCGAGTTCCGTTGCCTCCGCCGCCACCTTGTACGGCAACCTCGGTGCTTTGGCTTCCGAATAAGGCGACTGCTTTTCCAAACCTGTTAACCGCGTCAGACGTAGTGGACTTAACTTCTGAACCAGACTTGGCCGAGGTTATGGTCTGCGCGACGGAACCGATGATTCCAAGCGAGGTTGGCATGACGGAACCGACAGAGCCTTGCGGCGCACTTGACCGGGTACCGCCGCCAATCTTAGACACATCACTCTTAGCAGCAATCTTTGAAATGTTTTCAAAGGTTTTTTCAAGATCCTTTGTGTGACCAAGTGCGGTGGCGAGTTTCTTATTGAAACTTTCCATAGAATCGCTCAATGACATACCCGGTCACCTCCTAGTCTGCAACATACAAAGAGATCCAATTCATGCGTTCTCTTGGACTTAAGTTCTTTATTTCTTCTAAGGACCACCCCGGGTAGAACCTTGAAATCATTGACCACGACTTCATTAGGTACTGGTAGTAGGTGTGGTCTTCTACGAGTCCTCTAAAATCGAAACAAGTTCGCCAGAGCAAGCGGTACCTCCAACTGTGTATCACAGTCTGGGCAGGGAACCTTGACATTTTGAAGTTCTGGTCCGGGAACTTTCTGCAGGATTTCTTCACCAATTTTTCGCCGGTCTCTGATGCTGAGATCCAGAACTTGACTTGGGCTTATAACAGTAGTTCCACGGATCTCTACCACTGTGTTTTTCAAGAGTATGGTGCTCAACTCTGCAATGTTTTTACCTGCAGCGGTCATCATTTCCCTTTGGGTATGCCCTGTGGGTAACTCGCATAGGACTTCTCCGTCTGTAATCTCTACTAAGAACCGCCTGTCGGATGGGCTCTTGAGTTTTTTAACGGGAACATCTTTATCAATGTTCACCTCAACCTCAACGTTTTCACTGCAGGAATAGCAGTACACCGACGCGGTTACCGTGGGGCCAAAAGTTGCTTTGAAGATCTTTAGCAGTAAGTAGTCTCGATCACCAGATAAAAGGCTATCGAGTAGTTCTTCCGATGACTTCTCGCTGCCGATTCGCACCGTGCCTCTAGTTAGAACTTCGCTAAGAGTTTTTTCAACAGTTGTGGCCCGAGAAATTACTTCTTCGTCGCGTCCTGTCAACTCTCTAATCTCGGCCGAGGTGACAACCTCCCCGGAGAAAGTTAGGTATCCTCCGGGGAGATCGACAGATGTGTCATCAGGCTCAGTGATATCTGCCACTGGGGAGTCGTCGACCAATGGCTCGGCCGATTCGCTGACCATTCCCATGATGTCGTTAATCATTTTTTGAGCCTCTTTTGGATTTGAGGAGGCGTCTATAGTTTCCATTTTATTCTCTTTCTTGTGTCCCTGTTAGTTTTTAGATCTCGTCTTTTATGTCAGTTTGTCCTGTCGCCACGGTGGTTTCTTTTGCCCATCCCATGGACATTCCTTCGTGAACGATTGTCATCTGTTCTACAACTAAGGCATTGTCGCCTGCATTAAGATCCGAGTACGCAAGCGAAGTTGGCCACGCGTTGTACAGGTTGAACCGTGCAACTACGAGGTCATCACCGGCGTTCTGATTTTCAGTACGCTCTGATCCGTAGTCAGTTACTGTTGAATATGGAACAGGATGGTTGAGAACGTCGATAGCAATGTTTGCCCTAAATGAGGACTTGTTTGCGAACAACTGATCTCCGCCACCGTTGAGAGCCCTAAACAACATACGAGTCCAGTCGTAGTTCTGTCGGCTACCAATGGTGACACCGCGCTGGAACGTGACAGGTGAGAACGTTGTCTGACCCGGGATCTGGTGGACAGTTGTGTTGTATCCACCTTCTCGGTAAGGGATAGGCTCGGTCGTCATTGACAGCCCGGATATGGAAGTGAATCCCACTGTTGCGAAAGGTTTGAAATCAGAAGCGCCGCCACCCGTTGTCAGTGGAAGAAACTTCACGATAAACCTAAAGTTCCTGATCGGATCAGAGGTTTGAGATTTTCTTAGATTGGCTTGAAGTGCCATAGTTAGCCTCCTCAGGCTGCCGTTGTTTGGGTGAGTTGAATCTTGATGAACTCGGCTGGGTACTGCAGTGCTACACCGATTTCAACGTTGACAACACCGTTCTGGATGTCATCAATGGAGTTGTTTTCGGAGTCGATTTTTACGTAGAACGCGTTTTCACGAGTTGCTCCGCGAAGTCCACCGTTACCCCAGAAGTTTTCGAGGTAGGCACTAACAACAGTCCGCATTTCAGCCCAGAGGTCAGACCCTGAGTTTCTGAAGAGAGCGAACTCCAGCATTGAGTTGAGTTCCTTGTCAAGGAACACCATCGTGCGTCGGATGTTGACGTACTTAGTGGCAGTCGACTGATCTAGCGTCCGTGCGCCCATGACAACGGGCCCAACGCCAGCCAGATTTCGGATAGCGTTAACCGGGTAGGAGTCGTTGTTGAGTGCGTCTAACTCACTCGATGTCAGTTGGCGCTCCAGCGCCACTGTCCCCGGAAGTGTTGCTGTCGTTCCCGCAGGAGCCTTAAATACACCGATACTTGCATCGGTGTTGAGCATCATTCCGGCAACGGAACCTGACGGTCCTATTTTCTTAACGGCGCTGCGTGAACGTGAGGTGGCGTCAGAGACCCAGAGGTGTGGGTAGTAGACGGCCGCGTGATCCGAGACCCCAACGGCTTGTGCATGGCTCACGGCCTCTGCGGCGGTCGAGTCGGCAGGTGTTTCTGCGACATAGAACGACTTGTTGGCCTCACAGAATTCGACGATTGCGCTCGTCAATTCGGTGCTGGTGTTGTCGGGCGCGAAGACTACGAAGGTGCGGTCAATTTCTGCGAGCCTGCTGAGGGCCGTTAGGTAGTCTGGGTCCTCTGACACAGTGCCGTCAGATCCACTTGTCAGCGGTAGCACTCCGATAGAACTTGGAAGGGTCAGGCTGCTTGATCCTTCTGCATCCCATGCAAAGTTGACGTAGGAGGACCGAAGGTTGATTGTGTTTGGCACCTCTAAGGCACCAAAGGTTCCAAAGTCAAGATTGGTGTACGTCTCAAGAATAATGTCGTCTGCCGTTGAGGAAGAGTCGCCGGCTTCTTGACGGATAGTGATCGTGTAGCGGTCTGCAGAGTTTGCTGCCACCTCTACGCGGATGTTGTTTCCGTATGCACCGGGAGACTTGGCTGTAAAGGTTCCCCAGACATCGTCGCTGCTGGATACAACATCGACCGACGCTGCAACTGCGCTAGGTCGTACGGCGCGAACTACGTAGAGTTCACGACCCCCGCTGCGGAAGAACAAGTTTGCAGCAAAGGTTGAGTCGTAACTTCCGTCCAGAGGTCCGAACACGCGGCTGAACTGGTACCACGAAGTTATGAGCGTTGGCGTCTCTGGTCCCGAGGGCAGAGTTGCAATCATTGCACCAGCGGCCGCCGTTGAGGAGAACGCGGGTAAGGGGGTTGGAAGGACCGTTTCGGTCACATAGATACCGGGGCGCATGTGGGCACTCCTTCTGTAATAGTTGGGTGTGGACTAGGGGTTCCGGTTTATGCCGATATGGTGCTGGAAAATAGGGGAGGGTTTGATGTGATGTTGATTGTGTTAACTCGGTAATAGAGTTCGTCTGCGAATACTGTGGGAACTTCGCTTGAAACACGAACTGTGAAGGCGTTCATAAATAAACGCTTTCCTGACTCAACGGTATCCCGCTTAGCGATACCCAGTACGTCTAAACGACGAACGGTGGAGTCCCACTGCTCGACGCCATCTACCACCCCGGTCAGTTTCTCTCGCACTACGAGAGAGCCGAACCGAACTGGAAGCCTTGTCCTCAGCAGTTGATCCATGATCTGTCGATCATGTCGGGGCTGCCGAGCAAATGTGGTGACTTGGTAGTCCAAGTTCATAGGGATGGGCATAAATGTGGACCACTGACCGATGTCGGCCTCGTCCATCCCATCGGGCATCAAGTACCACGGCCTCACCTGCTGTGCGCTCATGGCGCGTTCTCGCGCCTCGCTCACGTTAATGAGGTCAATAGTGATGAAGGGGAATGACTGGTTGCGGACTTCGGTGTCGGGCTGTCCAAACCAGACACCCACGTTGCGGGCGGAGTCGCGCTCGTCGGAGACTGTCATTCCTTTGAGAAGTTCGCGCAGCGCCTCGTCTTCAGAGATCAAGAACGTCATATTTTCACGCCCTCTAACTCGGCCATGATCGAGTAGACAAGTATTGAGTCGACTGTCGACTCATCGGCAGCCCATTGACGAATTGCTGGACGGGGCTGCTCATCAAGGCCGCCGTATTCTGCCGACTCGGGGGCCGTTCCCTGCGCGTTGACCGCCAACTTGGTTTCCCCGTTTGGTCGAACGCGGACGCGCTTAGTTGCGTTAGTGTCCCAACCCAAATTCGTGGCAGACTGCTGAAGACTGACAGTCAGAGGGACTGCAGACTTCTGGATACCTAACTTGAGGGCTTCGGATAGAGATTTCATTTTTTGCGGCTGGCCCGAACCTGACTGACGCCCCATCCAATAAGGAGGGCGGAGAGTGCCATACCTGCGGCCTGCTTACCCGACAACGGTGGCGGCCCGAAGACGCCTCTAGCAAAGTCTTCGCGCTCTTGGGCAGAGTTCATCTCCGCCATTTCCTCGTACCACGGTCTCCATGCCATGAGGTCACTCCATCAGCAGGTAATTCAGCAGGGTGGCGTTGTTCGGTACCGCATGCACCGCGCCGTCTTAAGGGTAGAAATAATCGGGCCCAGAGTCTGTCTTAACTTTCGTAAATATCGTTGACTTGCTCC